AGGGCGACCCAGTTAGCTTGGCGGAGAAACGGGCCACCACATTCGCCAGGCGCAAGATACTGCTAACTAGCACGCCAACGATTAAGGATCACAGCCGGATCGAAGCGGAGTATTTGCGAAGTGATCAGCGGCGGTTTTATGTGCCGTGCCCGAAGTGCGGCGAGATGCAGTGGTTGAAGTGGGCGCAGATGAAATGGGAGGATGCCGATCCGCAAAGCGCGCGGTATGAGTGCGAGCACTGCCGCGAGCGGTTTGAGGAGCTGCACAAACCTGCAATGCTGCGGCGCGGTGAGTGGCGCGCTACGGCACCGGGCGATGGCCGCACTGCTGGGTTCCAGTTGTCTGGGCTTTATAGCCCGCTGGGTTGGTTTAGCTGGGCGGACATGGTTGAGGAGTTTTTAAGGGCTAAGGCTGATGCGCCGGCATTGAAGACGTGGTTGAACACCAGGGCAGCGGAGACATGGGAAGAGGATTATGCGAGCAAGGTGAGTGCTGATGGACTGCGCGAGCGTTGCGAGTCTTATGAATATGGAGTCATGCCAGAAGGCAGCGTGGCGCTTACGGCTGGCATCGACGTGCAAGACAACAGGCTTGCGATCAGTGTGTGGGCGTGGGGCGCTGGTGAAGAAGGCTGGCTGATATTTCACCAAGAGATCTTTGGCGACCCAAGTCGCGCAGATCTTTGGAAGCAGGTTGATGAAGCAGTGCTGCGCAAGTGGGAACATGCCAGCGGCAAATGGATTTCGCCTGATGTAGTGGCAATTGACTCAGGCGGTCACTTCACGGCGGAGGTTTACCAGTTTGCGCGTGAACGGGCCAGGCAAGGTGTGATTGCGATCAAGGGTGCTAGCCAGCGCAACAAACCGGTTATTGGCAAAGGCAGCAGGGTGGACATCAACGCCCGCGGCAAGACGATGAAACGTGGCGCTGTGGTTTATAGCGTTGGCACAGATACAGCAAAGACAACGTTATTTGCAAGACTGAAACATAACGAGCCGGGCGAGGGGTTTTTACATTTCCCGATGGAGGCTGATGAAGATTACTTCAAACAACTCACAGCTGAAAAGCAGGTGTTGAAACATACGCGCCATGGCTTCCCAGTCAGGGAATGGACTAAGAAAGCAAATGCCCGAAATGAGTCGCTGGACACGTTGGTCTACGCCTATGCGGCTTTAAATTTCATGTATCAACGGCGAGACCGTCGAAGCATTTGGGATCAGTTGCTGCGTCGGCTTGAGGAACCGGAAAAAGCACCGCTAAGATCGAGGAAAGCCGCGGCCAATACGGCAGGCAGTTTCGTTAGCAACTGGTAGCCGTGAACATTCCAGCAACAATCAGGGCCGGCGACACGATTAAGTGGCGTGATGTTGCTAGCCAAGACAGCTTAGGGAATGCGATTGATAGTGGCGACTGGACGCTGACCTATTACCTGCGCACCAATACGGCAAGCGAAGGCGCGACTGTAGTGGGCAGCGCTTATGGGACGGGCTGGGAATTTACGATCGCTGCAAGCACTAGCGCGGATTTTGCTGCTGGTGATTGGTACTGGCAGGCGATTGCGACTTATGGGAGCGAAAAGGTAACGCTTGGCGCTGGCCAGCTGACTGTGCTCGCGGCGCTTGATTACACCGGCACGCCTGGTGCATTGGATGGCCGCACACAGGCCGAGATTGATTTAAAAGCAGTGGAAGCTGCAATCCGTGCAATTACAAACAATGGTGCCGTCAAGAGTTACAGCATCGCTGGCCGCAATTTGCAGAAATACGAGTTATCAGATTTGAGGGCTTTGGAAAGTAAACTAAAGGCTGAGGTGAACCGTGAGAAGGCAGCTGCTCTGATTGCAAATGGCCTAGGCAACCCTCACAACCTTTTCGTCCGATTCTGATGGGCCTCCGCACTCGCTTATTTAGGGCATTGGGTTTTGAGCCAATCCGCCGCCGTGGTCGTCGAATGTATGACGGCGCAACAACGGGCCGGTTGCTGAATGATTGGATTGCAGGCGGCACCAGCGCCGATGCGGAGATCAACGGCAGCTTGAGCCGACTGCGCAACCGTGCGCGGCAGTTAGTGCGCGATTCGGACTATGCGAAACAGGCCAAGCGGGCAGTCGTCAACAATGTGATTGGCACTGGCATCAAGCTGCAATCGCAGGTGATGATGCAGCGCGGCGGCAAGCTTGACGAAGCTATCAACGATCAAGTTGAGCGCGCTTGGAAATATTGGGGCTATAAGAGCTACTGCGACGTAGCCGGAAAGCTGTGTTTTGCCGACATCGAGCGCATGGTGGTTGGCGCCATGTGCGAGTCAGGCGAAGTTTTCATCAGGTTGATCAAGCGACCATTTGGCGGCAGCAAGATTCCGTTTGCGCTGCAAATCATCGAGGCCGATCAGCTTGATGAGACCTACACCGGCAAGAGCAGCGCAGCAGGCAATGAGTGGCGCATGGGCGTTGAGGTTGATGCGTTCGGCCGCCCTGTGCAATACGCCTTCCTCGCCAAGCACCCTGGTGATGCACCGTTCACAGGCGCACCCGGTAAGCGGCATTTGATGCTGCCTGCTGATGAGGTGTTGCATCTGTTTATCAGCGAGCGGCCGGGTCAGACCCGTGGCGTCACTTGGTTTGCTAGCGCAATCAAGCGGTTGCACCATTTGACGGGATACGAAGAAGCCGAGGTGGTGCGTGCGCGTGCTGCAAGCAGCTTGATGGGTTTCATCACGAGCCCTGAGGGCGAGCTTTATGGCGATGAAGTATTGAACAATGAGCGGGTCAGCAATTTTCAGCCGGGCGTCTTCAAGTATCTGCAGCCTGGTGAGTCGGTAACTGTTCCACAGCTTGATGCACCTGATGGCCAGTTTGAGCCGTTCACAAGGGCAATGCTTCGCGCTACAGCAGCCGGCATTGGTACTTCATACGAAACGGTCAGCCGTGACTACAGCCAAAGCAACTACAGCAGCAGTCGTCTGAGCTTGCTGGAGGATCGTGAAAACTGGAAAGCCATCCAGCGCTATTTGATGGAAAATTTCCATCAGCCGGTTTTTGATGCTTGGCTTGAGATGGCGGTCATGAGTGGCAAGCTGAATTTGCCAGCGTATGAAACGCAGCCGGAACGCTACCGCCGCGTGAAATGGTGCCCCCGCGCTTGGGGTTGGATTGATCCGCAGAAAGAAGTTGCGGCATACAAAGAGGCAGTCCGATGCGGCTTCAAGACCCAAGCGCAAGTCATTGCTGAGCAAGGCGGCGACATCAACGAGCTGATGGCTGAGCGTCAGGCAGAGCTAGAGCTTGCCGATGAACTTGGCATCTCGCTAGACACTGACCCACGGTCGGAGCAGGCTGCGCCATTGCCCGAGCCTTCGTTGGAAGAGGTGGAGGAAGAATTGAGCGATGATGAAGGATAGACTTAGGCAAATTGCCGCTACAAGTATGGAAGAAGAACACACCAAGGAACTTGAGTTAGACGCGGTTGAGCCTGAAACTCGCGACCTGACCGGCAAGTATCAGCGCGCCGAGTTGACAACCTTCGATGAGGTTGAGGATCGTACTTATGAGTTCCCATTTAGCTCTGAGTATCCGGTCGCCAGATATTTTGGCAACGAAATTTTGAGCCATGAGTCTGAAGCGGCTGACCTCAGCCGTTTGAATGACAGTGCTCCGCTGTTGTTCAATCACAACCCTGATCGAGTGATTGGAGTTGTTGAACGTGCATATATCGACGGCGACAAGCGTCGTGGTTATGCGCGTGTGCGGTTTAGCCGCAATCCATTCGCCCAAGAGGTCTTGGGTGATGTGAAAGATGGCGTGCTTAGAAACGTCTCTTTCGGCTATTCCATTGACAAAATGGAAGAGCGAGGCAATGGCGATTTTGTCGCCACGGCCTGGTCTCCTTATGAAGTGAGCGTGGTTTCTGTGCCTGCTGATGCAAGCGTTGGAATCGGGCGATCTTTAGAAGAGCCTAAAACCGAACCCGCTGCCTCGGCAGCACCTACACCCGATCCCATTTTGGAAATGGAAAACACCACCCCTGATCTGGCAGTGGTGCGGGCCGAAGCCGCTGAGGCTGAGCGCTCCCGCATTGCTGGTATCACTGCACTGTGCGCCAAGCACGGTTTTGACGACATGGGCCGCCAGCTTGTTGAGTCTGGTCGTTCCTTGGACGAAGCTCGTTCTGCTGTTCTTGACAAGCTGGGCGCCAAGCCTGTTGAAGCTGTCAAGCCCGTCGAGATGGATCAGCGCGATGCTGCTTCCTACAGCATCTCCGCTGGTATCCGTGCTGCTTTGAGCGGCGACTGGACTTCACGCGAAGCTGGTCTCGTTCGCGAGATGAGCCAAGAGGTGCAGAAGCAATCCGGCTTTAGCCAGTCTGGCAAGCGCGGTTTCTTTGTTCCCTTCTCTGCTCTGAGCAAGCGCGCCACCTATGTGACCTCTGGCGCCACCACCGGCGGCAACCTGGTTGCCACCGACCTGATGGCGGATGAGTTCATCGAGGCACTGCGGAATAACTCCGTGATGCTGAACCTCGGCGTTCGCACCATGACCGGCCTGGTCGGTGATGTGGCAATCCCCCGTCGTTCCGGTGTTGCTTCCACCTACTACCTGAGCACCGAAACCACCGCTATCACTCAGTCTGAGTCCACCTTTGATCAGGTGACGCTCAGCCCCAAGAACCTGGCTGCTCTGTCCAAGTACAGCCGCCAAACCCTGCTTCAAGCCACTCCTGGCATTGAAGAACTGGTGCGTCGTGACCTTACCGACGGCATCAACCTTGGCATTGACCTTGGCATCCTCAACGGCTCCGGCTCCGCCGGCCAGCCCACCGGCATCCTGAACACCTCCGGTATCGGCAGCGTGGCTCTGGGCACCAACGGTGGCGCCATTACCGTCAACTCACTGGTTGACCTTGAAGAGCAAGTGCTGATCGATAACGGCGCGGTGAACCGTGACGCTATTGCTTACGTCACCAATGCCAAGGTGCTGGCTGAGCTGAAGAAGCTCCGTGCGGGTGGATCTACCACCACCGACGGCGCCTACCTGGTGAACGATCAGCTGGAC